CAATTAATTATAGTAGCTATAACTCTATGTTTAATAATATCTTGATGTCCTAGTTTTTCTCTTAAAACTAAATCATCCATATATAAAGACTGAGCTTCCTTTATATTTTCTAGGTACGTTTGTATTTGTGCAGCAGTTACCATTATTGTTCATTCTCTTTATTAAAGTCTCTTCCTTTATCCATATACTGCTTCCCTAAGATAAGAGCTGACACAAAAGGTACAGCAAACATAAAAGCAGTAGCACCTCCATTTTCTAAATCTAACACCATAGAACAAGCTAGTATAGAAAAAGCCATTATTTTACTCCATGTTAAATTTATATATGTTCTTACTCTCATTATTCTTTCTTTGTTAAAACAACATGAATATCGTTTATTACATTCGTATAATGTGCTATAGCAAAATTTCTAGCTTCTTCAGACCTAGTAGCCCAAGTAGGATTTAAATCATAACCATAAGAGAAATCAAAGTCTGATTTTATATTATAATGATCAAGTTTATTTGTCTCTCTCCAGCCTTTATTAAAATAAAAGAAAGTGGCTTCACTTATTGCACGTTTGTGCGTAGGATCTTGCCAACACCTAATTGAATTATAATAAGGAGCTATAATTTTAATTTTACCGCCAGGTTTAAGTATCCTATAGACTTCGTCCATAAACTTAATTAAATCTGAAGTATGCTCTACATAATGACTACAGAATATTTCTTCAACACTATCTGATTCAATAGGCCAAGGAAACTGTTCTAAGTCCACTACAGCATCTACGTTTTCACCTGGAGCTATATCAACCCCGAAGAAACCCTCCTGCTTATTTTGTCCACAAGCAAGGTCTATCTTAAGTTCATTTATCATTACTTAGTTAAGTCTTTTGTTTTAGCAAATAAACTATTTCTCTTTATTAATCTAATACCTTCTTTACAAGACTGCTTAGATTTATATGTTTCTGAAGTAAGAATAACTTCACCGTTCCTAGCTACAAGCACAAAATAAAATTGCTTGTTCTTAGACTTATGAATCTCAAACTTCATCCTTTTTATTCTAAATTGTATTTTCATGCTACCAAATTATGTCATTTGTGTAATCAAAATGGCCTACTTTAACTCTGTTGTCACAAGCAAATCTATACCCTTCTTTAGCTGCGTTCTCATAAAAGTATAAATCTTGTGTATAACATTTTACACCAACACCAGGGATAGCTTCTTGCATTGTTTTAAACCAAGGCTTAGGTAATTTAGGATCTTTAAACATATCTAACTTAAAAAGATTAAACCCCATACCTAATCCGTTAGCAGGTTGAATCTGATCTATTTTAGGTAACTGCGGTATAAAATTTTTAGGTACAACATTAGGGTCACCATAAATCATAGGCTGACCTCCTTCTCCTTTTGTCCAATATAATCCTTGAACTACATCATACTTATCCATATTTTCATATAGTTTAAGTAGACCGTCTGCTGGAGGTATATTGTCCTCTTCTATAGTAAGTATATATTTATACTTAGATAGCTCTGGGTTATTTAAAATCATATCTATAAGATAGTTGTAAGCTTCACCTACTTCCATTCCTATAGCAAAAATAGGACCTATTACTTTCTGATTCATAGGTCTTAATAAACCCATCCAACTTTGCACTACTCGTGCTGGTATTTGCCCTCTTGTAGGACATATAATAATTGTTGATAAATCTTTATATGTCTTGTTCTTTTCTAATCTCTTAGCCGACACATCTAGGTCCTTATTATGAAAACCGACTTCTGGCATATATATCTTAGGTTCTTGCATAATACTTAATATTGTATACGTATAATTTTTATAAATGTTACTTTAAATGATAGAATATTTTGCTAAAAAAGCATTACTTATAATTATTCCTTCCGGTTCTGGTTCCTCTTCTAAATATTCATAAGCTCCTATACTTGGAGTAGTTGTATCATATAAATTATCATCATAGTCATTTGTTACCGAAGTAGGTCTCCCAGCACCTATTGCAGGAGATGTAGACTGAAGATGAAAATCAGAACTTGAAACAAATAAAGGATCTTGCTTAACAGTGCCAGAATATGTTATTCCGGCAGTTGGAAATGTACTAGTAAAATAGGGATCGTTACTATTATATGAATCATAAATAACATTGTTCCTTATAAAAATATTTGTAGCCTGGTCTCTTGCATTATTACCATAAATAGCACCACGTTCCCAATTAATGAGAATATTATTTTCAATATAAACACTATCAAAATCATTTGCTGTTGGAAGCATTATTCCAAAAGCTGTAGGATCTGGAGCAGTAGAAGAAGCGTGAAATATATTATGTTGTATATATATATTTTGCCATAATCCACCCTGTTCTACAACACTATAATCAAACAAAAATCCCCATGTCTGCCAAGACAATCCTGATAAATGATGTATTATATTATTATAAACATAAACACCATTCCAAATAGTTGCTAAAGAAGAATTGGTTGTATTAGCCGTTATGCCTCTTGCAACATAATGAATATGGTTATTATATACATAAGTATCAATATGAGTACCTTCAAAAAGAATACCTCTATCTAAACTAGTTGTATTAGACGAATATCCTATATTGTTATTATAGCATTTCATTCCCCAACCAGCACTATATTGATCCCAACTATCACAAAGGTCTATAGCACCTTCACAATAATTATCATAAATTTCTGTACCTCCTAAGTCCCACCATATTTCTATAGCAAACTGCCAGTAATTGGTAGACATATGTCCAGCATATAGTTCATTACTATAGATTTTACTATTACGATTAAATCCAGCACCGTCGCTTATAAACTTTATAGGGACACCGTTGTTGTTACTTGACCTACCTGTAGCAGTTATATAATTATCATATACAAGTATACCATCATTAACAGAAACTTCAATAGCTCCAGAAAAATCATTTATTCCAGGAGTAATTCTACCACAAGAATTATGTATGATATTATTATATATTTTATTACCTACAACAAAACTATCTTCAAAAGGTAAAAACTCAAAATCAGAACCTTCCCTATCATCATAAGGATTATCTATACTAAAACCGTTCCAAGCTTGTTCTCCATTCATAATAACAGCTGAACGGACAAAATCTACGAATTCACAATCATATACTTCAACATAGCTTCTATAATTATTCTTTATAGCTGTTATTCCTACAGGTGTTCCAGGAGTAGTAGAACCTACAAATTTTATACCAGAAATATGCTGATGTCCAACTGTAGATTTATTTGCCCATCCATTCCATGTTTCTAACTTTATACAAGGACTGCTACTATTATATGTTAAAGTAATAGTAGTAACATCTCTACCAGCTCCTTCAATACTTACACCATCATCTAACTCCATCTGTGTTGAAATGGCAGGATAAGTTCCAGCATTAACATGTATAATATCTCCAAAAGTAGAAACTCTACTTATAGCATAAGAAAGAGTTGCCCATTCCTGACCTACAGAACCATTCCTACCTGCACTATCAACCCCTGCTGTATCTATATAAAATGTTGCCATTAACTAAAAGGATAAGTATTACCTGAACCTGAATTGTATAGATCTGCGGCCTCTGTATCAGTCAAAGCTCTATCCCATATTCCTATTTCATCTAACGTTCCGTTTAATTTAATAGAACCTCCATTATTACCGAAATAAAGACGATTTGTACCTGAAATATAAGCTATTGTATAAGGCCAACTCCAACCAGAACTTTTAACTCCGTCTAAATAAACATAAACAGTACTACCATTAAATGTTAATAATACATGATGCCAATTACCATCATTCTTTCCCGAAGAATAAGACACGTCTAATAAATGTGAACTATTACCATCTGCTAAAAATATACCTAAAGATCCAGAATCATATATAGTAATTCTATATCCTTTCCAAGCACTATCATAACCAGAATTAGATAAGAAACATTGTTCGCTTCCATTACTAGTATTTTTAAACCAAAAAGAAAAACTAGCTGCAGTAGTAGGTTTAATACTACTAACTACTATTACTATAGAAGAACTATTAGTAAAACCAAAACACCTACTTATTTTACCAGATGCTGTATATACTATATCACCACAAGTACCTGTACGACTATTACCAGAAGAATCAGCAGCATTACCTGATGTTTCATCTAATTTCCAATAACCTTCTAATCCTTCTAATAAATCCAAAGGATTAACTTTTGAATATTTGTCTAATGTTACTAAAGAAACACTCATGTTATAGATACATTTTTAAAAGGATAATTAATTCCAAAGCCAGTATAACCTGGAGCTGAAATCTTAATCAACCACCCAACCCAAAAGGATGTAGAAGCTGTAAAAGCATCTGGGTCTAAAGAAGTTCCGGTGTACTCTCTTCTAGCTGAAGAAATAGAACAACTTTCTGATCCAGTGCCTGCTTGTGTAAATAAACCTATAAAATTAGTTGGAGCAACAGAAGCAACAACGGTAGAATTATGACCAATAAGGGCTATCCAAAGAGCTTCAGCTGAAAATAAACCATTACAAACAGTTAAATTAGGATTAGAAGAACTAACACCTGTTTTAGAATTCTCAATGTTAGTATCATAAGTACCTGATACTATTCTATAAACTAAACAAGAAGAATATTGTCCTTCGGAAGTTGTAACAGTTAGAGCATTAGAAGTTTCTGCTACTTTATAATAAATAGTAGCAGTTATGCCTGTATCATCATCTCCTATAATATTAGTATCATATACCACCCACTTATTACCACTAACACTAGTATTTATTGAGTGTGTGCAAATACCATCACTAACAAAAAACGCTAATAGTAAATCACCGGCTGAAATATTTCCAGGCATAATAACACTATGACTTGTAGTATTTACATTATTTGAACATGCAGAATAACCACCGACTGTAGGATAAGCCATGCTTAAGCAGTTTTTAATGAAATTGTAGATGAAACTCCACTTACAGAAGAAGTCCAACTGTAATTAGCAATATTACCAAAGTATAAATATCCTAAAGAAGGAACAGTTATACTTAATCCATTAGTATTTCCTGAAGCAGTTACAGCCCCAGAAGTACTAACATTTGTACCCATATAATTCCCAGTAGCTTGTACACTAGCTGTAATTGTAGTAGAAACACCATTTGTAGAACTACCAAAACTTACACCATTAGAATCATTGAAATATACATTTCCACTTGGGTTTCCTATAACCGAAACAGCATTACCACTCTGACTTAAAGTAATATTACTACCTCCAGCAAGAGTCATTGTTCCACTAGATATAATAGTTAAAGTACCTGCTGTGTTACCGGATAATGTTATTTGATTACCTCCTGCTGCTGTACCACCAGCTGCACTAGCTGTTATAGTTGTAGATGAACCAGAAGTTGCACTACCAAAAGTAATACCCTGACCAGGAACATTACTGAACACTACTGAACCACTAGGAACTGTTGTTAAATAAGAAGGAACACCTACAGACAAACCGGAACTAGCAGAAGTAAATTTAATATCTGAACCAGTAGTACTTGCTGTTTGTACACTACCATGACTATGTGTACTATTAGCAGCAGTAGTTAAATAAGAAGGTAAAGATACTGAAAGACCATTAGAAGCAGATGTAATACCTATACCTCCTGTAACAGCTACACTTCCATGACTATGGTTACTAGCAGCGTAAGTATGTGTATGATTAGATGCAGCTGCTGTTGTTAAATATCCTGAATGAGTATGTGTAGTATAACCTGTTCCTAAAGATAAACTATTAGCAGAAGTAGCTTGTAATAAAGAACTATAAGCATCTAAAAAGAAATTACCTGCTGAAGACTGCGGAATAAATAAAGAACTGTTTGAAGTAGCTACTAAATTACTTGTTGCTGATACAGCTAAATAGTTACTCATTGCGCTAGAAGGCTGTAATCCACTTACGCTTACTGTTGTATTAGCACCAGCAGTAGATAAAGACACATAATCTCCTGCATAAACAGAGTTAGCTGCAGCATCTGGAGCAGCAACAGATAATTGTATATACTGATTAGTAGAAGAAGCTCCAGTTCCCTGAGAAGTATTAACAGTTAAATTCTCTCCAGAAAACTGTACTGATCCGCTGGTAAAAGGAATAGTAACTGTATTACCAATACCTACACCAGCACCACCTCCTGTACCACTAGCATTACCGCTTATGACAATAGTGTTACTATTACCTGATAAAGTTATATTATCTCCGCCTTGTAAGTATAATATACTACCCATAGGAGAAGCTGTTGTGCCAGAAGTATTACTTCCTTCTAATTGCCAAGACTGACCAAAACTAGTGCTATAACCTAAAGGTATAGCATTTGCAACAGATAATGTTAAACCGTTACTTGCAGAAGCACCTGTAATATTAACACCTACAACAGCAGAACCATGTGTATGAGTACTATTTGCAGCAGTAGTAAGCCATCTAGGTATACCGAAAGTAATTCCACTACTAGCAGAACTATTTGAAAGTAAAGATCCTGTTATACTAGCTGTATATAAACTACCATGTAAATGTGTATTATTAGCAAAATCTGTAGCACTTGCAAGAGGTATATATAAATCATTGTGTGAATGCCAGCTTTCTGCAGCAGTAGTTAAATAATTTCCTGTTGTTTGATATTGTGAATGAGTATGATCAGAAGCTGCAGCAGTAGTTAAATATTGTGAATGTGAATGGTTTGAAGCAGCTGCTGTTGTTAAATAAGAGCCCGCTGGTTGTAAACCTGTTACAGAAATAGTACTAGCCACACCATCAACTGACATAGATATGTAATTACCTGCTATCAGCGTATTAGCAGCTGCAGAAGGAGGAGCTACAGATAAAGTAAGACCATTACTAACTGAAGTAGCCGTAATATTGTAACCTACTACAGAAAGACCGTGTGTATGACTAGTATTAGCATAATTACTTAGATAAGTAGAAAGAGCAGAAGATATTATTGTAATATCTCCAGGCTCTCCTTTTGGTCCTCTAAGTCCCCTTGCTTGAACTAGAACACCTGGTATATGTCCTCTTCTAAATGTCATAACTTGATATATTTAAAAGTATTCTTTCTAAGGTATATAATTGTTCAATTACTGCAGTTCTCCTAGCTGGTAATTCTGCTACTTGCATAGCATCTAAATAAGTTTTAGCAAATATAATATTTAATACTCCTTCATCTATACATCCTTCACATTCATAAGAAGTATTCATTTGTCTCAATAACTTATAAATAGAACTTCTTACTACACCATATACAAGTATTGTTTCTTGTAAATCAGCACTATTACCTGGTAAAACACCATCTATTGTATAAGTAATATCCCAAACACCATCAGGTAATATATCGTCAGATGTACCATAAGGCACACCAGCAACTGTTAAATGAGTAGCATTTAATTCAAATACTAAATCATCTTGTGTAGAAGCTGGTCCTAATCCTAATTCTATAACTAGATTTATAGTATCATAAACAGTTATATCACCAGAAGAATCAGTTATACTTATATCTAACGTTAGTATAGAAATACCATCAGGGTTTATATTCCCTCCTACACCCCAACCTGTAGAAGTATCCGTAAAAGTATATACTTTATTATCATTACGTTCTTCGTATGACAAAGAAAGAGTTACTGCCATTTTATCTTTTTGTTAATTCTATTAGAATGTCATCTATAACATTCAAGTCTTTTGTAAATAATTCGTGTCGAACTTCCTCAGATTTTAAAGATACTTCTTCAGAAACAGCATAAGACATCTTAGCATCAAAATCACACTCAATACCATAATGTCCTAAGCCCATAGATTCCCTTGCTTCTTTATTAAAATAACTAACAGTGAAATCACATATGTACCTTTTATGAGTAGGGTCACCAAAAGACCTCATAGAGCTATAATAAGGAGCTATAATGGTAGCTTTACCTCCTGGCTTAAGAATACGATATAATTCATTTACAAACCTTATAAGACCATCTCCAGGGTGTTGAAACTCTGGCTTCATTATGTTCTCTTTAAACTCTTCAAAGCTGTTAGATTTCTCTAACACAACAGCCAAATCAGAAGCTACATTACTATGAGGTATATGTTCTATATAGTGTGAACAGTATACTTCGTCTACACTATTGGATTCAATATCCCAAGGATATTTCTGTAAATCCATTACATAATCTACAGTATCAAGACTTGCTATGTCGATACCTTTAAATCCTTCAAGCCTGTGATTACCACAAGCGAGGTTTAGTTTACTTTCATTTATCATGATTAAAATACTATATCTTTTTTACTATCATAATGTCCTACAAGAACTCTGTTATCGCAGGCAAATTTATAGCCTTTTTCAGCGGCCTTACGATAGAAATAAAAGTCTTGTGTTAAATTAGTTATACCTGTGAACTGGTCATAATCTTCAACAGTTTTAAACCAAGGTTGTTCTATGTTACGGAACATATCCAGTTTAAATAAGTTGAACCCCATCCCTAAAGCATTAGCTCTTTGTATTTCGCCTCGTTTAGGTACTAAAGGCTTAGGATCTAAAGGATCTTTTTCAGGGTCTCCAAATATCATAGGGAATGCTCCCTTTTCATTCTTAGACCAGTATAAACCACCTATCACATCATACTTATCCATGTTCTCATATAATCTCAGCAAACCATCTGCTGGTGGAAGATTATCTTCCTCTATTGTAAGAACATATTTAAATTTACTTAAATAAGGGTTATTAAGTATATATTTTATTAAAGCATTATAAGCATCATCTACTTTCATGCTTTCTGCAAATATTGGACCAGCTATAAGTTGATTCATAGGCCTCATTAACTTCATCCACGACTGCACTACACGCGTGGGAAACATGCCCCTAGTAGGACATATAATTATAGTTGAAAGGTCTTCGTACATTTTAGACTTCTCTACTTCAACTATAGATTTATCGATGTCTTCGTTGTGTAAACCAACGGTACTATCTGTTATTATTCTAGGTTCCATATATAAATTTACGTTATATAGATAGTAAAAAGGGCTGGCCAAGTAACCCCTAACCAGCCCATATTTACTTAAATTAATCTCATTACTTACGCATAAATGTAATCTACATACACATCGTAAGTAGCTGTAGCAGCTGAATTACTTGAAGCACCTATAACCATATTCAGTTCCGAATCTACAGTAAGATAATTACCGTCTGTCGTGGCGAGAGCTTTAACAGTAGGAACGGTCTGAGCTCCAAGAGCTGAAACGTTCGCAGTAGCAATTATGTTAACTGCGCCAGCGCGAAGCTGTACGGTACCTGAAGCGCCTGTAATCGTAATTGCACTAGGAGCAACCATTCTAACACCAGTGATAATAGCACCAGCAGGAATGTATACACCAGTTACATGAGTTACAGCAACGCTTGAATTAACCAGTGTGAAGCTAGCTTTTACAGTTCTCTGAGAGAAAAATCTATTTTTACCATTTGCCATTTTTATTTCCTCCTATAATTAATTAAACTGTAATTGCAGCAAAACCAGCTGACTCCATCCAAGGGTTAAGAACAGCCAGGATATTAGCAACCTGTGCAGCATCAACGACTGAAGCTATAACGGTTGTAATCGGGGTTCTCTTAACATACTGATTATCAGCTGACTTGTAACTATTATCATGTTCGATTACGATAAGATCGTAAGTCGTAGACGCAACAGTCGTAAAATCAGGCTGAATAACCGGGAAGTGAGTTTTGTTGGTAAGGCCTTTGTAGCCACGTGCAACTTTCTCCATGTCGCGAACCTGTTCCCAAGTACCAACTCCCGTAGAAGCAGCTGTGGTATAAGTTTTTCTCAGAGGAGTAATAGCCTGATGAAGATCATCAGAATCTATATAAGTAGCAAAAGCATCAAAGTTAACCTGCCTAAATTCATCAATATCATTAACTGAAGTAGTTCCTTCAGGAATAGCAAGTCCAGTAAGAGTAATAGCAACGTTGCCTGAATTAGCAGCAACCACTCTCCTACCTTTATGACTATTTATAATAGCAACAATAGCATCAATCCAAGTCTGAAGAACTGCAGTTGTTGAAATATACCTATAGTCATGAACAAACTGTCCTGGGTGTTCACTAAGGTCTTTGTAAACAATTCTAATTATATATTCAGTACCTACAACAGGTGTAAGGCCTGTAAAATCAAGAGTGAGAACCTGTTCTGCTTTTGCAGCATATGAACGGCCAACATAGCTCTTAATCCCACTTGCCTGAATTGGGTCAGAGAAAACAACTTTCCTATTTGTGGAAGTTGTAGTCCCAGCCTCGTTTGTATAGCTAAAAGTCTCTCCTGTGCCCTGAGCCAGATAAATTACATCTGAATCAGCAATAGTAGCGCCAGCAGCAAGAACATTTTTGTTCTTATCAAGTACAACCAACTCACCGTCTCCAATAGCATTAGAGGCAATAAGAGTAGCCATACTTGCACCAGCAACAACCTGTGCATCCCTAGAGACATTCTTAGCAAACAAAAGTTTGAAGGGTCTTGTCAACATTTTGTATTATTTTTAATTATTCAATTTTATTTAATTCAATTGTATGCGTCTGGTACCTAGGGGATTCAATATTTTCTAGTAGTTTATCGACTGTCATGCCTACTATTTCCCTATGAGTATGTTCAGGTAAATCACAATTACTAGCTATTAAGTTTATAGTACCCGGACCAGTAAATGTAGTTACACCTGTTACTCCTATAAAAGTTGTACCTGCAGAATAAGCTGCTCCATTGTATATAATACTATCACCAACAACTAGATATGTCTTGCCTACTGCTATGCTGCCTGACAGAACTGTAGTGGCAGTTGTTAAATTTATAACATTAGGTTTCCTAATATAACGCATATAATAATAAGGAATGGAGTAATTACCATCCGTTATTAATTCTACTCCCTTTTCACTAAACAGTCTTAATGGTCTAGCCGTATTCATATGAAGAATATGCTCACCATAAGGATCTGATACTTTTGTAAAATAACTGTCAGATGTACATTCAGTTACTCCAGTTCTTAAGGTAACAGATGTTCCTGTACCCGAGTGAGTGAATGTTATTGAGACTTCATCATTTAAAAACAAAAAGTAGTTATTAGGGAAGTCAGCTGATTCTACAATAAAAGAATTAGGTTTATCATAAACAGCAGAAGCTACACTAGGAACTATCCTTTGCTCAACAATTAAAGTACGCAAATCATCTACTCGTTTTTGTGATTGTTCAAAAGCTTTAGCGAAAGGTATATTATTACCAGAATATCTAGTTTTAATAAACCTTTCTACAGCTTCATTGAGCCAAAAGTCTATTTCTTCTATTTGAAAAGCTGGTAAAGATAGGGCTTCACTTTTGTCAAGCCCCATTTTTACAGCTATATGCATTTCTGCTACAGTCATTACTTAGCCTTTATTTCATTCATTATAGCCAGCTTCAGATCTTGATTAGCAGGAGAATCTATATAATTTATAGTGTCTTCCATACCATGTCCTATAATGTCAGTACCATATTTATAAACGTTCTTAGATTTCCTAATTACGTTTTTAGATATAGCTTCCTGGACAAGAAACTCAGTATCTTTATTTGTATTCATAACCCAAGTAGCTAAAAACCTTCCTGGATCTTCTTCTACTAAAGTACTAAGTTTAAATTCAGCGTTTTCATTACTTAAATCATCTGCCTTATGCCCATATAATCTAAGACACTTACGCATCTCAGAAACAGTCATTTTGTCAAATTCCTTAAGAGCCTTACGCTTAATCTGTCCTAATTTATTAGCTTCAGCTGCTTCTTCTTCTTCGTTTATAATGATATAATTAGCCGTAGCTTTCTTATCATTCATGCCGTTTGCGACACGTTTATGGCTTTTAAGAAACAAATACTTAAGCTCATCATAGGGATCTGATGTATCCAATACCAGGTCTTTATCGCTCATTTTAATATGAAAAGTAAGCCAGAATGGTGAATTTGCATCCAATTCCATTCTAAGTTTTTCGCCTAATCTTACTTCCTCTTCTTCTGAGAGACCTGTGTAAAGTCTACCTGTTCTTGTAAAATATGGTGCAAGGGTAGTATGACAATTTTTATAGTGCACAATTCCCGACCATGCATTCCTATTTAAAGGTTTAATTATTACTTTCATCGTTGTTTTAATTAACGGTAAGCCTGACAAGGGCTATGACTAAAAGTCATAACCCGTCAGACATTTATGTTTTATTCGGCGTCACAGATATATTTCCATTTAAAACCATAAGCAGTTTTTCTATATCCTCTAGCAACAGCTCCTATTACAAATCTATTTATATTTAGTTTCCTAGAAGCATCTGACGCACTTTCAAAAACGTTTACTAATTTACCTTCTAAATCATACTGATAAATTCTTTTATTAACGTTCTTTCTATGTCTCATTTTTTCTTTGGATTCTTTAGAATGTTTACGACCTATTGCTTTTTGTCTAATTTTGTTTTTAGTTTCTTTTGAGTGATATCTACCAAACGTTCCATCACCTCCTAAAGTTAAGTTGTACCCTTTACTTCTGTCATAGCTTCTGTAAAAACCAATCCAGTAAATCTCTCTTTCTTTTAAAACTTCAACATCTTCAACTGTTTCTATAACTTCTATTTGAAAATTATCTTTGCCGTATTTTCTAATAGCATTATGTAGAGCAAAAGCAGAACCTGCGTTTGCGTCTGAACAATGTTTGCACCAACGCATACTGGTTCCCTGATTAGTTATACCTACGTATATCTTATCATTGCCTTTGTTTGTTATTTTATAAACTTCTAACAACGCTTAAAATTATTATTCGCTGTCACATATTAACTCTCCAGAGCTGTTCGGGAACCTCAACATGAGGCCCTGCTCTGTAAGGAAGTTAACTGAGTAACCGTCTTTGGCGTTAGACCTAAGAGTAGTGATTGATTTAGCATGCCCTGAGCCCGGTGCTACCGAACCTCCAACATACCACATTACCATCTCACGATCCTTACGAACAACTTTTACCAGGTTAGGTTCACCGTCCCTCATACCATAATCGATGAATGTCATACGATATGATTCGAGAGGTTTACCTGATACAGGATGAAGCTTACGGTTGTACACCGTATTATCATACATTGAAAAATGCTTAAGGGTAAGTTCAATACCATTCAGCATCTTGTAGGTCGTAAACTGACCACCCAAAGTAAGATTCTGTCCTGAGCCTGTAATAAAGACAGTGTCTACCAGAGAAAGCGAAGATGCTTTTTCTTTCAGAACACGGTCAAATTCTTTCATACCCATCTCACCAGTAAGGGCAACGAACTTACGTTCATTGGTTCCAAGGATGTTGTATGACAGGTCGAACAGGAAATCTTCCAGTATCGAAGCTGTAAGAGTTGTGTAATAACGCTTGTTAGCCGGAGCTATCTGCTCAAGCAGACCAGCACCAATATAAACCGGACGACCATTTGTACCAGCGAGGTCAGTCGTTCCGTCGGCATTAGCATTATATTTTGAGTATACGCTGTAACGTTCTATTGTTTCGTACCATTGACGAAGAGCTCTCCATTCCTGGTAATCCGACCATAAATAGGACGATTTACCTGAATCGGGATCTTTCATGGCAATAACCATAACTGACGAATAAGCGTCTCCGGTGATATCATAACTCAGCCTCATTGTAGTCAGGTGATTCCTGAGTTTGAATGGGGTCTGATAGTTGACGATATCAGCTTCTTCGCTGTATTCTTCATATGCGCTACCTTCGCGACTTATCTGCTTTCCAGCAGCCAAGAGTGACGGGGGAATATAAGTGTCCGCCTGTCCATCGGCTACAACAACAGTGTAAACCCAATCAGCACCATCCTGATACGGTTCACCCTGAATCCTAGCCTGAAACTCTCTGTCGTCAAATGCGATAATAGCACCCGGTCCGAACCATTTTTCAGCAACCCATAACTGGATTGGTGAATTATTAATACCTGGAACATCGGTTGGCGCGATTGTTGCTCCCTGCCATTTAGCTGCCTTGATGGTAATAGCCTTGTCTGATTCAATCATAACGGGCCATTCGTACTGCCTGTTTTCAATAACAAGAGTCTTACCAAGACCCATGGTCAGGAAGTCCAGTGTATTTGCTTCGTATTTTCCGAATACATATGACAGTACAGTGGATACCTCATAAGGTTTAGTAAGCAGCGCAGTGGCAAGCATGTTCTCTTCAACCAAGTCCGAGAATCGTTTCGTACGATACAGAACTAGTGAATTAAGAATATTGTTTTCCATTTGTGCTTATAAATATTAAATTAAAATTTAGGTCTCCTCAGCTGATTGCTTACAGCATCCCAAGCTGATAGTGTATTCTGAGTTCCTACTACACCACCACTGTTCTTGGTTCTCCTGCCTTTGCTTGCTAACTTGTCTTGAAGTACACGCGCAGCCTGAGAAGTAGCTTTGTTAGCTACTTTACTAAGCAGAGAATCCCCCCGCATCGTAAAGTAAGCAGATTCTATTAAATTCTTATAGTCTTTAGCGTAATCTTTTTGATATTTAGTACGCCCGTCAGCCTCAGGTTTGAAAATGTAATCGAGTAATTCTTTCTTCTCTTTAGCCGACATCGGAATACCCCTGATAGAATCTAGCTGACCTACAGTAGTTTGTACGTCTTGATAGAACTTTTGTTGCTGCTTTTTGTATTCCTTCTGCATATTTTCCTGCTCTACTAATAGCTGTTCTGCTCTTTTAGAACTGTATTCTTTTAAAAGCTCTAAGGCTTCTTCAGCTTCTTCTTCTAGAGTACCAGACTCCTCATATCTATCAAGAGCCTTCTGTATCTTTTCATCACTATAGCCTAGCCTAAGAAAATTCTCGGTTATAACTTTCTTCTGGTTCTTGTCTGAAGAGATGTCTATATTCTCATAATTAACACCTCCATGAATCTCAGACATGAACTTTTTAAAGTCACCTCCGTTCTTTACATACTCATTAAGCTTTTCTATATCCTCACTTGCAAAATCAGGCTTGGAGTTTTCTTCTACTATAGCACTCATGTAGTTTATAATATCTTCTACACTTTTAGGCTTAGCGTCTTCTTCAAATTCCCAACCTAGTTCATTACCAAGTTTTTCTGAAAAGAAATTTACTATATCTTCTTCGTATTCAGAAAGTTCAGAAACAGGTTCTGTTGATTCTTCTTTTTCAGGAGTTTCAACAATCTCTTCTTCCTCTTCTGGTTCAACTACAGGTTCTTCTATTTCTTCGGGTTCTACCTGTTCTTCTTCATAAGGAGGTTCTACAACAGCGTCTTCTTTGTTTTGAAAGACACTTTTCTTGGTCATGTCTACCACCTCGTCACCCCCTCCGTAGGTGCCTGAAACTGATTTAGAGGTGTTGCCTGCTCTGGCTAAACCGTCTACAACAGCTTCGAACCCACCAAAAAACGGAGCGTCGTCTTCTTTCTTCCTTGCCATTTTATTTACTTTTTAGTTGCTGGTCTCTTAGGTTTCCCTGTTAATGCCAAACTCTTCTTTTTTCTATTTTCTTCAGATTGTGGAGGTAAATCACGTCGTCCTTTATTCCAAGGCTCAACACCTAAATGTGCTTTACTTAACTTTTTTCTATGCTCTATTGTTTTAGGACCACGCATTTTTCTTCTTACGCTTTCTGGATGTTTGTATCCAGTAGTACGGCCAGCAATCTTACAAATATTAAAATAAGGTTTATGTGAGTCTAAAAAACTTTGTTCAATTTCAATTAAATCTTCTATATTACATTCTATCAAAACTGAAAAAGATAAATCTGAAACCCCATATTTATTAAAGTGTCTTTGTAATTTATTATTTTCATGTTTATTACAAGACAGCCTTAAAAGATGTTTTTGCCATCTTGCTGAAACATTAAAGGAACTTCCTATATAAACACGGGATGGTTTTAAAATAGATTGTATCTTATATATACCAGTTATCATTATCTAGACTTTGTTGTTTTATTAACGGGTTTGTTAGCTACCTTCTTTTTTATAGCTATTTCCTGTACCTTAAATTCCTCAGCTTTTTTATCTTTTCTTATTATTTCTTCTATCTGCTTATTCTTAAGCATGAAGTCATTACTTACTTTTTTGTTCTGTATGTCTATCTTTTGTCTGTCTAGTTCTACCTGTACTTCGTCAATACCACTATCTTCAGTTGTACCTCCATCCTTTGACTGAGCCTGTAACTGAGCAATAGCCAATGATGTTTCTGCTTTACGTATAGAATCCTCTTCTTTAACTCTAATTTCTTCAGCGAATTGTGAAGCCTGAGCTGCAAGTTGCTGCTGAGCAAGCATAGTCTGCTGTTCTTGCATAGCTGCTTCTGCCTGTTGCTGTTGCATTGCCATCTCCTCTCTACGCTTCTCAACTTTCTCTAATTGACGCTTAATCTGCGACATGTTGTTAGAAGTAAGTATAGAAGCTGCATCAAGTAGTGTAGCACCGTTCTGCATACCTGCCTGTAACAGACTTCTAATAGCTTCAATCCTCTGGTTTTCTTTAGTAGAATCACCTACAAATACATCAAAATCTGAGTACAGAAAGTCATCAGAAATATTTATAAACTGCCTAGACAAATCATCTAGTACATAATACAAATGCTTCTTACCGCTATTCTTCCATGCGTGCTTAGCTACATTTATAAGATAGGTGTATACTCTACGCTTAATATCGTTGTGTACAAAGAACAAGGTTTCTGTAATATGTGAGGACTGAATAACAGACCTCTCTACATTACCTACCAGTTCATTGCTGGATATCTGGCCTTGACGCTGAGAAGTAACACCTGATAATTCACCAAGCATTTCCTCTATCTTATTCATAAGGTCTATATACCCAGCAACAACGTTAGTCATTGTAAGGTCCTGAGCACTTATTTGATTAAAAGCAGCAGGCCTACCTCCTTCTCTGCCTGGTATATCCCAACCTTCTTCGTAAGGGTTAATCAAGTTAACACCTATAGCGCTAAGGTAATGTAACCACTTATTAACATCAACACCCATTGATTTAGGTATCTGTGTTATATCCATGTTGATAATCTTACCTTTATCCCTAGATAAAGCTAGCTCAAGACGATACCATACTATAACATACATATAGGCCAGCGGTTTCATAATGTCAACCAATGACCTATTAGTAGAGTTAGTATTGCTATACATACTGCCTATATAAGGAAGTTTAGCTCCATAAGGATTATCTATAGTTGTATCCTGATATGGAATAGGCTGTACTCCTACGTAGATATCATCACCTATCCTGTATCCTTCCCATATTTCTGTAACCCAATCCCATGTTATTTCTTCGCCTTCCATAGGAACATAACTCTCATCAACAAGGTCAGTTAAAGGTTCACCAAACTCGTCTATAACTGTAACAAAACCTACCTTCTTAAATGAACGCCATACTACGTGCCACACATCCACCTGTTGTGTTTGTGCTTCAGGGCCTGTAGTATTAGGATTAGTAAGTGTCCTAAACTCTATTCTGGCGTAGTCTTGCTTAACAGTACCTCCCCTACCTTCTACTAAAGATAGAACCTTATTAAGGTCAGACTCTGTCATAATGTCATTGAACCTATCATATATAGTAGCGGGTGTCATCTTCATATGCCTGACAAACCAGTCTCCATCTTCAATATTATCAAGGTCTGGGTCAGTATCGTGTGAACATTCTAAAGGATTAACACGCTCTACTATAGGTTCTCCGTTCTGTATACCATTATAATATATCTCCTTCCCTCCTATAAGACCATCCTTAAAACCTTTAAGTGTCTCAACATTAAGATTAAGTTTACGTGAAAGGTATTCAAGCGTAGCATGTGCTGTGATTTCAGCCGGATTAGTATATTCACTTTTAGCGTAATCCATAGCTTCTTTTACCTTAGCCTCGAACTGTGCTTGCCATTCTTCATCCTGCTGGTTACCTTCAGAACGTTTGTATAGTTCCTGTACAAGCATTTCAGCAAGCATAGAATTAAGCTTATCCTGTACTATACTGATAGCTTCTTCATTAGTTTGATATACAACTATGTTCTGAGGACGCTTACTTTCTTCACCTAATAACAGATTAATCTTAGGTCTAATGATGTTAAAGTTCTGTAATGAAGCAGGGAAACTATCATCAACCTTATAAGGATTAGTAACGTATTTTAAATCATTTTCATTAAAGATACCATTGTATAAATCATAAGCAGTCCTCATCCGTTCTTTTTCTGCGGTGAAACCCTGCTCTCTAGATAAAACAGCGTCCACACAAGCTTCCTTCCATTTGGTATCTTTGGAATTAAAAGCAAGCTTTTGCTGTGGAAACGATGTTGTTTTTGTATTAGCTATAGCCATTTATTTAAAGATTAATGAACCGAGGAATGTTATGATTAACAAACAAAGGTTCCCTAAATATTCTTTTTACCCTCTCTTCTTCATTAGTATTTTTAACGTGCCTAGTATGTAGTTCTTCCCTAAATAGTATAACTAGCATAAAAGCTATTACACGGTCAAAGTTACCATCCCTGTTATAAGATATTAATTCTTCTATCAGAGGCTCTGACATTATCTTAGTTAAATTCTTTTTACCAGGTTCATATTCTTCATTAAGCCAGTCCCTAATTTTTAACTCAGCAAAGTCTTTAATACCTGTAGTCATGTGTACACCTTTCCTACGTCTTACGGTACTATCCTTTATAATACTAGTTATTATGTCAGGTTGATCTGCTAATAAATGTTCTGAATGTTTATTGGTAAAGTAAGCAAATAGTCCAGGCTTTTCATTTTCATATAATAGTATAGCGTTGTAATACAATAATAGTTTACGCACATTCTCATAGAATTCATCTACTGTGTCTGGTCTACCTGTATATTCTGCTACAATTAAATCATGAAAAGATTCAAAAGACTGAAAGCGTTTATATATAAACACTGAGCCTAAAGAATCACTTGTTGCTGCCTGGTCATGGTCATAAGGGTCACAATTATGTGATGG